TTAAATGATTTAATTCTAGATATATTTAAAGCGGTTGAATATTCTAAATTTTACGGCTTTGAGCCGACATTTAGACTTAATTCATATAGTGATATAAAATGGGAAAATATCAAGCTTAAAAGCTTTGGAGATTCAACAATTTTTGAATTGTTTCCCGATGTTACGTTTTATGATTATACCAAGCACACCAACAGAAAAACGCCTTCAAACTATCATTTGACTTACTCACATTGGGGTAAGTGGGAAACTACTAAAAAACAAATGAAAAGAGGTTTAAACGTGGCTATGGTATTTAATACGAAAAAAGCCGATAAATTTAATAAAACGTTTATGGGTTTAAATGTAGTTGATGGAGATAAGACCGACTTAAGAACCGCCCAAAATGACGGAATAAATACCATTGTAGGACTTAGAGCCAAAATGAGCAAAGCAAACATTCAAAACGAACTACAAAAAGAAGTATCATTTGTAGTCAATCAAGCTTAATATTGCTCCGTGGGAGGGTGGATTTAAAGAACTCCGCAAAGTTACCGCCCTCCCTTTTTCAAATTAGATTATAGGAATATATAAAAATGAAACAAACTAAAATGAGTAAAATTTTTAATTATATCAATCAAACGCCAAAATGTACACATAAAATGTTAATAACATTTATATGTAATATGAATAATAAAAAATATTCTAGTAGCTACTATGGAACAAATTTAGCAACAATGAAACGGAAAAAACATATTAAGACGGATAGTAAGGGATATTACAAACTAACTAAAAGCGGTAAAGAAAATATAAATAATCCATATAAACAAACATTACAAGATATAAAAGATATTTCATATTACAATGGATATTATGATGGAAAACAGTCACAAAATGAATATATACCTAAAAACATAAATTATGTATCAAATAAAGAATGTTTAGAAGCTATTGACTACTTATTTACAAATGGATATTCACAAGAGATGACACGAACTAAAAAACATTACACAGAAATATTATTAAAAAAGGTTGCTAATTGCTATAATATAGAATTAGTTGACATCAATAAAAAAGAAACGAACTAAAGAAAATAAACAAGGAGCTGTAAACTATGGAAACTACAATATCAGTAATAATAATAATCTTTATATTTTACATAATGAAAGCACAGAGCGATTTAAATCGGGAGCGTATAAACTGTGATAGATGGAGAGATACCGCTTTAATGCTTACAAAAGAACTTCAAAGGGTGAAGAGATGAAGTTAACTATTGAACAAATGGAGGAGATTCTAAGTAAAAAGTTGATTGAATTTTGTACACCAAGCGAACAAAGGCAAGTTATGAACTATGCTTTTGGTGAGGAGTTTATGCAATCAAAAAATAAAGGTAAATTAAAACAGTATAACGAGGAACAATAAAAATGAAGTTAGATAGATTAATTAAGAACTTACAAGATTATAAAAAGAAATACGGTAATTTAGAACTTGTATATGCTAGTGATGATGAATGTAATAGGATTGAGGGCGTTAAATTTGACCCTACACCGATGAAAAAAGGTAAAGACGGGTATTATGATACCGAAACCAAAAAACCTACGCATATATGCGTTAATTAAGATGAAGTATTATACATCACATAAAACAATGAAAAACCTAATTGAGTTCTTACGATGGTTAACCTTAAACATACATAAAGGTTTACTATTAATGAATATTAAAGATTGGGAGATTAAAAAACGAGACAAACATTATGATTTATATTTAGATTATGATGTAAAGGAGGTAAAGTAGTGGTTATTTATAAATTAACATATTATGCTGATAGCACTGATAGAAAAACGATTGAATACAGCACTTCAGTTAAGGCACTTCGTCAAAAAATAGAGAGGTGGAAAACGGAAGGATTGAACACCAATTATGATGTGATTGAAACAATAAAATTTAATCAGTTATCAGAACTATGTGACATTTTAAATAAGGAGGTGAAATAGTGAAAGTATTAATAGCTTGTGAAATGAGCGGTATTATTCGTGAAGCATTTGCAAGGGGTTAATATGAGTAAAAAAGATAAAAAGAAAGCATTGATAGAACATATCAAGCTATGGCATTTAGATTGTATAGATTGTGAAATTGCAGAAGTGTTAAAAAAAGATAATGCATCTTTTACAGACTTAATTAATATTGTAAGGGAAGTAGATAGTGATCTTTTTGAATCATTTAATTATAAGGAGAGTTAATATGTATATAGTAATGATTTATTCAGATTCAACCGACCCGTGGGCATATGGTTCATTCAAAGATTTGGATTCGGCTGCCGAGTACAAAAAGAAATATCAAGCATCGTGGACGGATCGAGATTGGGATTCGTTGGAAGCGCATATAATAAAACTAGAAAATAGTTAACCATAATATCTAGACACCTTTGCTACACCTTGCTTAGGTTTACAACTTGGGCAAGGTGCTTTCTCTAATTTATATTTCGGTAAAGCAGACCAATAATAAATATCAATATGCAATTCTTTATTGCGATGATATTTTACACATTTACGATACTCATATACTCCACATTTATTACATAATTTTAAACCACTAAATATCATATCTAATCCTTTTTTTTTAAGTTAACAAACCCCGTTCATTATATGATGGTTATATGGTTATATTCCTCGTGAAACCAATTCATAAAAACACCCCAAATAACCAAATAACCATAAAATAACCATATAGGGTTTAATCCATTTCAGAGTGGTTAAATGCATAAGAACCGTGCGATTCTTTTACAATATAACCCCACTTAACCATCGTTTTTAAATAACGAGTAAGCTTGTTATTTATATTGTATGTTGTAGGCATCCAACCTTTAGATGCTTCTAAGAAATACCACATTTCTTTCCGATTAAAAGATTTCTTATCCCGATAGACATAAAACTCTTTAATAAGTTCAATCTCCCATTTATCGGATGCTTCTACACAATGTAGTTTTTCATTTACGATTACTGCCCCCCGTTCAAATAAGACTTCTTCCCGATTCCAATTTAATTTAAAAGGTTCACCATTTAATTCACAATGTGCATCTCTTACTTTTGTGATTTTACCCCGTCTAAGATCGGTAGCTAGGGTAGATTCTCCAATCTGTATTACATTATGTACATAGTTGGTTAAATGTTTCCCCCCGTGGATTAAGCCTTTAGTAAGGATCGGCTCTTCATCGTGGTTATTACTTTTGTTATGATGTCCCACCAGGACAATAGAGTTGCCTGTCGTAGTCTTTATGTGTTGGATCATCGACAGGATTTGTTGCAAGGCATTATTATCGGATAGGTCTTGATTCGTACTCGTATAGATATTGTCCACGATTACGACTCCATCTCGTAGTGCCATATCTTCGATGGTATCTTTGATCTTTTGCCATTGATCCGTAAACATCATATCATCATCATTAAATAAGGCGATTCGTACGTTTGTTCCCATTGGGAAGTTTGGTTGCATTGCCTTTACTCGATTGGATAATTGTTCAGGAGATAATTCAAACTGCACAAGTAACACCTCTTTTTGCATTACAGGAAATCCTAAAAACTCCTTTCCTGATGCAATAGCATACGCCATTTGTAGTACAAACCAAGTCTTCCCGACTCCATCTGTACCAGCGACTAGGGATACGCCACCTTCATATAGGAGGTATTGGATAATAGGATCAGGTGGCTTGTTATATGTATTGGTGAGTTCCGAGGTATCTATAACATTGTACCCCCGTGCCGCTAGTTTAAATTCTACTGCATTTGTAATAGAATCTTTTAGTTCTTTATATTTATAGGTAGAGTCCGCCTTAAACTTGGTAAACTCATCCCGTATATCATAGCCTTCAGGGAGATATTCACTCCATTGGCAGATATATACCTGTATACCCCGACTCTCGGTCTTAATGCGTTGCGCCAGGCGTTCTGCACCTTCTCTTCCTGGCGAGTCATTATCGTAAGCAATATAGATTTTCTTAAAATCTAAGATCGGTGAAATATCACTTGGGATAGATCCCGCTCCCGCACTAAAAGAAATACTATTGTTAGGACATACCAACATATCGGTTTCCCCTTCACATATAATAAGAGGTTGATTCCGATCATAGTTCTTTAAGAGGTTAAGTCCATATATTTGACACGATTTATCTCCGTGACTCCAATAAGACTTATGAATCTTAATTCCTGTTGTCTTCCCATCTTTGTCCAGGTAGTTGAATACTTTGAGTCCATCTTCCGTATATCCTACCTTCATATCTTTAAGCTTTGGTAAAGACTTTAAGTGTTCACTAGGTACATTATCAATATACTTCTGCGCTACAGACTCTATATCTCCCTTTATTTGGGGTTTTTTGGGGGGTTCAGGTGCTTTTTTCTTGGTTACCTCACCATTAATCATCTTTTCAGGATTATTGATGTTTAAGTGCTTGGCTAATAAATATGCATTCCCTTTATATCCACAAGAAAAACATTTACATTGTCCATTTTCAATAGAGAATGAAAAAGAGGGTTTCTTATCGTCGTGTGTTCCTAAAGGACAACTTCCTTTTCCTTGTGTCCCATTGTATTTTATTCTTTGTACCCCTACTTCATACTCATAAAACCATTGAAAATCAGGCATCTTCTACAATCTCTGCAAATGCTTTTTCTTCGTGATCCATCGCCCATAACATAATTGCATAGTTTACCAAGTCCTGACATCTTGATTTAATTCCTTCTGATCCTTCATTGCCATATAAAACATAGGTACGGATAGAATCCATATGTTTTAACATATAGGTTAATAGAACAAGTTTAGGGTCTAAATCTAATCGCTCTCCAATAGAACGGAAGTTCTTAAATTTATCCGCAGTATTTGACCCATCATCTATCGTGTATTCCTTACCTTTTTCTAATTGAATCTCTTTACACTCTTCTAAAAAGAGTTCACTTAACTTAAAAAACGTATCAACTTTCATATCCTACCTCCATGTAGTAATTATTCCTATTATTCTTTACTTTTTTTCTTGTCTTTGGGGTCTTGTTTATACACCTACCCCATCGTGTTGCTGCATCTCTCAACTGCTCAAGAATCTCCGATGCAGAAAGATTCTCTTCTATTTCCAGGACTAATGTAAAATACACCATTTATTTTTTATCCTGATTATATAGCAATGTATACATTTTCTCACCTACTGCCTGAACAACGTCTACTGTAACTGCGTTACCGCATTGCTTATATCTTTGTGTGTCGCTCATATCTACTACTTTACCATCTATAATCCCTTTACTTGTCCAATTATCTGGAAATCCTTGCAATCTTTCACATTCTTTTGGTGTGAGTCTGCGTATATTTGAATAATTTGGCGTTAATACTGGTTGCACCATCGTTGTTTTACCATGATTCTCTCGTACAGTAGGTGCAATTCCTTTTGCTGAATGCACATTATGGCACTCATGCCCACCTTTTCCTTTCAGGTTACCAATTATTTCAATTTTCTTGGGTTGTATCGTATACTGTTGCATACCAGTATCCAATGTCTGTGCTTCACCTTTACCTACTCTACCGCGTCTGGTCTTACTATTCGGCACAGAAAGGTTAATAGAATCACCAACCTCTGCTTCTGCGTAGCCTTTCTTCGTAGCTTCAGCGATCATAGTCATTCCTCTATAGTTTCCACCTGAATGTCCTGGATGTTGGAGTGTATTTGCGACTTTTGTATTCCTGTTGTCAGAGATTTTACTTGGTTCTCCGATAGGAAATACTTTTGATCCACTTCCTTCTCCAATATATCCGACAATGTATATCCGCTGTCTATTTTGGGGCTTCCACCAGCGAGTATTAAGTAACTGGAACTCAATGGTATACCCAATGTTATTAAGAACTCGGTAGACTGTAGCAAATGTTCGTCCATTGTCGTGAGAAAGTAAGCCTTTAACATTTTCGAGTACAAAACAAGAGATTGGCTTTTCAACGTCTCTGTAATATCGGAGAATCCTTGCGATTTCAAAAAATAAAGTACCTCTGGTGTCATCGAAGCCTTTTCGTTTTCCAGCCACGCTGAATGCTTGGCACGGAAATCCGCCACAAAGGATGTCAATGTTATCTGGTAAATCTCTTTCTGGTTGAATAGTTGTAATGTCACCTAGCTCCTCCGCTTCTTTAAATTTATGTTTATAAACTGCACTTGCATATTTATCTATCTCACTAAAGCCTACCCAATCAAATGTAAAACCAGCCTGTGTAAGACCAAGATGAAAACCACCGATGCCACTAAATAAATCAAGTAGTCTCATTTATTTAACCAATCATCTAACTTCACCAAGACAATGGTTTCACCCCGATCTTCACGAGTCATTACTATGTCACAGTTCCCAAATGCTAACCATTTTGGAATACTTTTTCTGCGCTTTGCTTGTATCTTGTATGTTTTACCGCTCTTCTTCGCCAAAATATCCACATCCTCTGTCAATCCCATACTTCTACCATCCGATCCCCACGCACGTTTTACATCATAACCTTCTTTGGCAAGTTGATCTACAAGTTCTCTTTCGTATGTGTTTCCTTTTGATTTTGATTTACTTGCCACTATCTTCCACCGCCTTTAAAAATTGAGTAATTAAATCCTCAATCATATTTTTTATTTTAATATCTTTTTCAAAACAAAAGACTCTTAATCTTTTATAGATATGTGAATCAAGTGTTACTCGATGCCTCCCGCTTAATTGAGAACGTGTCTTATGCCTGGAATTAAGTGTAGGTTGCAATCTTTTAATTAATTTTCGCTCTAAATCAGTTGCAGTACCATACGAAATTGCTGGTTTTACTTTTACATAATCCCATTGCTCAACAGAATGTTTACTAAATCTTTTCCGTATCTCTTTACTGACACCTACATACACCACCTTTGCGTCTTTATACATAACATATACACCGCACATCATCGGGAGTTCTTTTTTATTCTTATAAAGTTGCCATTTACTCATATGTAAACCTATCTACTAAAACACTAACTACCACCATAATAATTGCAAAAGCACTTACCCAAAAAAATACACCTATACCCAATATTAATACATTTGCTACCCACTCTGCGATACTAAACATTACCATACTTACCCCTTTTTCTTTTCATCACGTTCATATACATATAATGCATATTGAACTGCAATGTACATTATCAAAATACTTATTATTTCTACGCCCCACATCACTTTAGCGCCAACCCAAGTGTTTCATTTCCCAAGCCTTTTTTGTCCCTATATTCCTACTCAAAGAGATCATTGGTCTATATGGACTTCGTACCACCTGGTACTATTTGTGAAGCGTAGAAATTCTTTTCCATTTCATCAAGTCTATCTAAAACTTTCTGTATGTCCTGAATGGACTTTCTGTCTTGATCTATTTTCAGTTTTACTAACAGATTTGCTAAACCTTGTCGTACATAACTCAATTCTTTAGGGGTGATTTTCATTTCTTCTTCCTTTCATTTGGTCTTGTTGCTTTAAAATACAATTCATAAAACCAATTATTATCTTGATGTAGAAATTTATCTCTCATCTTAATTACTTGTTCATCCGTGTATTTAAACCGTTTTAATACGTTCTTCTTCATGTACAGACTCCACTTTATTAGC